GGTGAAGTCGTTGAAATCATCATAGTTGATATCGTCGGCTTCGTGCGACTCATCATCAATCCACGGCCAAATCGTACGCTCGGCCATCTCGTCGAAACGGTCAAAAGAATCCTGGCTCATCGTGTTCTCCTCGTCGTGAAGGGGATCGGGGTGACTCATGACTTATCCTTTCTACACTAATCAAAACCGTTCGTCAAGGGGAGCAAACTCGTCAACAATGCCGACCACTTCGGCCCAATCCCAGAAGTCGGTCAGGTTTTGAGGATCATCAATCGGCTCGACCATACGCTCGTCAACAAGTTGATTCAGAATCGCGTTGATGGTATCCGTATCTTCGAGAATCATTTTTCAATCTCCGTTGGGGTGATGCGTTGATTCTACAGTTAGATATCGGCTTGTCAAGCAAAGAAAATGTAGTCAAAAAAAGATTTTTGTGGCACACCGTTTGCTAGCCTGCCATTTTGGCAGATCGGCCGCGGAAACTGCCGTTTTGGCAGCCCGTTAGATTTAGTGGATTAGGTAAACTGTGAGGCAACCCAGGATAAAAGATCCGGTCAAAATAATATAATCACTTTTATTCATCATGCTTCCTTATTGGAAAAACAAGATCACAAACAAAGTAACTAGCAATAACACCGCAAAGAAATCCCACACCAATCTGTACCCAGTTTAAATCGGCCATCCCTAGCCCCTTTCTTTAAGAGTTAACCAGAATATTATCTTCAAACTCTGTACCATCCTGCAAATACCATTCATACTTTCGCTGGTAAACTTTAACAGGAGAATACTTGTTAATCCTATCCTTTGTGGTACTGGTTCGCCATCCGCCACTATTCAACTTCACCAGCCCGTTAGGATAAAACCTTACAACCGCTGTACCATGCAACCGAATGGAAACGCTATCATCATATCCGATTTCGGCGTATGTATTATTACCAATCTTCCGTTCTTTACGATTGGTCTTCCCATGCACCATAGATACCGCTTCGGCGTAGTTCATTTTATTTTCCTTAGATTACAGAGCCTTAATCTTATTCAGAATATCCGCAACGTCCGCAAAGTCAAGCCAACCAATAACATCATTAGTGATGGGCGTATTGTATGCAATCTCTCCGTTACTGTCAAGCACAGCAACCTCGAAAAGACCATCTTTGGCCCCATAGGTTCCAAAGTTACAAACCACACTAGCCCCGTAACCATTATCAAACTTATAGGTTTTCTGGTAATCCATTTTTCTACTCCAGTGAAAGCAACCAAATCATACTAAGAATCATACTACCAGCAATCCATCCTGTCAATACCAAACTAATAAGGATTTCCATGTTCCCTCACTTTCGCTGACTATAGCCCACCTTGCCAATCCGATAGGATCGGATAAGACAAATCAACCCCCACAACAGGGGGACTACGAAATCCCCATCCAAGCGGCCTTTTCCACGCAGTAATCGTAGAACATATCGTTCAGCACGTTCCGATAGTTGAGATCGGTAAGACGCTTACACTGGAGAGTTTCTGCACACTCGGCGTAAAGTTTACCATCGGCCAAACCGATAAACTGGACGTTATGGCTTTCGCTTCCCCAAATCTGAACCAACGCATCTTTGATTTTGTTGTCGATCATTTTCTTTTCCTCTCTGCTAGGTATATCGGTATTCTACCAGCCATACCTTGAATGTCAACCATAAAAATACCAAAAATAATATTTTGTTGTTTGGCACGGTATTTGCTTGTGCCTGCCATTTTGGCAGAAAGGCCGCGGTTTCTGCCATTTTGGCAGTCGAGGCTGCCAACTTGACAGATCCCCTCTTGTGGGTGGGTCACCCCTCCCAAGCGAAGGGGCTAATCTCCTCCCCCATAGTGAGGGTAGCCTCGTACTGCGACCGCAAAGCCTCCACCCTCTCCCGACTACCGGGCTTGCCAACCTTGACGATCATCGTATCCTCACCCCTACCCATGCGGGGGTCAACCTTTTCGGCCTTGACGTTGACGCTATCCCGCATAGCAGACCGATTGAACTTCAGAACCTTCTCACTGCGAATCGTTCCGCCGTCTACGGTACGCTTGTCGCAAGGGATCGCCAATCCCACGAAGCACAGGTAGGCTTGACGCTTGGCATTTTCGATGATCGGGAAACTCATGATTCTTTTCCTATGGTGAAGTGAAAAACGGAATGTACCAAACTTTTCTATGCTGCACAACCCCCTCACACGAGGGATGGCTCCTCGGTGAACCAAACCTTGCAATCTTCAAGGTAGATGCTCTTGTGGATCATCGACATCTCACCCACACTATACATACGATCATTTTCGAGACGATCAGGGTATCGAATCGTGACCAGTGTACCGCGAGCGTATGCGGCAACCTTGACGATCTCACCCGCATACGTCTTGCCGTTATTCTTCTCACACTCGAAACCGTATCCAACCTTGACGCTTCCGAACTTGGTCATCTTCTGTTCTCCTGGGTTACTTCTTATATCGACATTATACAGATCGAACTTTAGGATTCAAGTTAGGATTGTGTTAGGAAAAAGTTTTTTTGTGAGAGCAAATATCATGCCAAATATTTTTTATAGAGTTTGGCACAGGATTTGCAGTGCCTGCCATTTTGGCAGAAACCGCGGGATTTCTGCCATTTTGGCAGTCAACCCCCCTTACGGGGGAGAGTTCGTTGTTTCCCTACCATAGAGGGGGTTAGGTTCCCGGAAGGAATCCGGGCTGTCCGTTATCCTCCTCGGTTTCCACCCATATAGGCTCACAATGTTCCTTGCATCGTGAACAAATGTCCTCCAGCACCACCGGAGCGTAGCAGCAATCGCTTTCCAGAATCGTCATGCGAACTCCTCCTCACCTTGAAAATCTTCGGGGTAATAATCGTCAACGTCAATCCATTCGTCATCATCCCAACCCGTAGCATCCTCAACAATCCACTCGCGACCATCCTCGTCGATCATACTATCGGCAATGATACGCTCAAAATCGCTCATGATTTCCTTTCGGTTGGATTCAATATACCCCTATAAACGCCGGTCTACAACCCTCACAGGTTATAGTCGTGGGCGAGAACGCTATAGTCCTCATGGGTCGCCCACGAGTTGAGGCTTTCCAGATAAAAGGACTTGTAAACCGGCCCGTCTACGTCATCCGCAATCCTCACGACAACGAACGTACCCTTGGCAAGAGCCTTGACGGATTGAATATGGCCCACAAAATCGCGGCCATCCTTGCGGGTGGCGAAAATGTAGTGGCCGGTGTGAACGGGAGCGTATGCGGTTTGCATCTTATTAGCCTTTTGGGTTTGGGTTTCCATCATCATGCCCGAAGTCTACTCTCTATCTTCGGCAGTCGCAAGTTAGAATCTTGTGAGTTTTTAGATTCTTTCTTTCGACGTTCCATTTTATGCGAAACGGTCAAATCCGATTTTCAGATTTTCCCTAAACCCTTACCAGTATTGGAGTTACGCCCAATGGACACCTTGGCAAAATCGAATCTGGCCGATTCAATATCTCCCCCGTTGGTGGGGTTGGTGAAAGTTTCGTCGCTCTATCGGTTTGGCATGGGATTTGCTCGAGGTTACCCTACCGTTGGGGGGTATGTAGCCTATTCCCCAATAGGGGGGTTTTTCTGTTTTCCCTCCAATGGGGGGTTGAACCCCCAAAACCCGGCGGTGGTATAAACATAGTAAGCAACCCATATCTAATTAGCCAGTTTAATAGCCTTAATCCCCACATTAAATAAAAAAGGCGATGCTCTTAACATCGCCCGATTTATTCCTAGTTATATTTCGCAGATTCAGGTTGCGTTTTCAATCTTAGCAACAGATGGCCTACGACCCCTTGGCTTCGAGATACTCATCTTACGCCTTTGACGTCTTACCATGCCCACAGTAATAACTCTTGACCCATCAATCTTGTTCAAATAGGTAGCAATTTCTTCGTCCTTCATGTTTTTACTGTTATTGGCCACAAAATCCATCTCTTCTTTAGTCCACTTTTTGTATGTTTTTGACATTTTATTCTCCTGCTAAATTTGCCTTTTGTGTATCAAACATCTATTATACTATAAATAGAACAAAAATCTGGTCAAGGATAAATAATGAAAAATTCTAAACACATACACACAATATCATCAACTTTAAAAACTGTGGCTAGCGAAAACCTTGTTACCGAAGAAGAAATCGCTAACGCCGAAGATAAACCACTAAAGGAAATATTAAATGACAAAGAAAACCAAGAAAAGCCAGTTTCACCCAACAGTGAAAGAAGCTGAATTTGTTGCTGTTTGGGAAAAAATTAGTAAAAAACTTGGTTATAAATTTAAGTTTGGATATCACAGTCACGAAGATATGAAGCAACAAGCCGCAATATTCGCATTGGAAGGACTTAAAAATTACGATAAAAGTCGCCCCCTAGAAAATTTCCTTTGGACCCACGTTCGTAATAGACTTTTTAATTATAAAAGAGATAACTATCAAAGGCCCGATAAACCTTGCTTAACTTGCCCCTTTTTTAAGGGAAAGGACTCGTCTTGCTCTAGCCAATGTTCCGAATTCACAGACAAAGCTGAATGTTCTTTATATTCTTCTTGGACCAAAAGAAACGAAAGCAAAAAGAATATTATGAAGCCCGTGACCATAGATAACATAAGTGAAAATAGCAAAGAGATAACGAATGACAATCTGCTCAAAAATATTAGCAATAAGGAAATCATCAAAATAATAGATGAAAATATTAGTGTTAAAAATCGCCCCATATTTCTCAAACTATTAGGAAACAGCAAAGTCCCCAAAACCGAAATAAATAAACTTATTAAAGAGATTAAACAAATATTAAAAGATCATGACATCGATTCCTAAAAAACGTGGCCAACTTAGTCTCGAAGAAGAAAAATTCATACGAGATAATCTACAAACTTTAACAGTAGAAACTATTGCCGAACAATTAAATCGCAATGTTGCCCCCATTAAAAGATATATTAGCGAAACTAAGAATCTCTTATCAGGAGACCAAGCAGCAGAAGATGATCTGCTCAAACAAAAACTATACGGAAAAACATTCTGGCACGAAATTAAAAAGCAATTTGACGAAGAGAGTGGTGAACTAGAATACTTTGAGAATGTTTGGATTAATTTATTGAAGCAGTTCAGAGAGGACGTTCTTCCTGCTGAAGAATTACAGATCAAACAATTTATCACTATAGATATTCTTATCAATAGAAGTATGAAAGAGCGTAAGCGTCATATTAGCGAAACCGAAAAATTACAACGTCTGGTAGATGCAGAATACGACAAGCCCGATGATCAAAGAGATGTTCCACGATTAGCAAATTTAGAAACCCAATTAAGTTTCGCACGAAATAGTATAGCAAATTATACAAATGAATATACTAAATTACTTGGCGAACAACAAAAAATTAGTAAAGATTTAAAAGCCACACGAGAACAACGTATCAAAAGAATCGAAGATGGTAAAAGTAGTTGGGTTGGTTTAATAAGAATGCTAGAAGACGAAGATGTTAGAGAAAAAGAGGGACGCGAAATGGAAATTATTCGCTTGGCGACAAACAAAGCCAAAGACAACCTTATGAGTTATCACCAATATCAAGACGGCAAATTAGATACCCCATTTTTAACTCCAGAATCAGTAATGAAACATGAACAATAGAAACTACAACGATCCTGTTTATAAACAGTGGCGAAAAAATGTTTACAAAAGAGATCACTATCAATGCCAATGGCCAAATTGCACCTTCAAGAAAAAATTACACGCCCACCATATTTACAAATGGGCCGATTTCCCCGCTCTAAGATTCGTAATAGATAATGGAATTTCTCTCTGCAAAATTCATCATGATATGATTAAAAACCAGGAAGAAATATATGCTCCAGTATTTAGTAAAATTTTAGCGAGTAAAAAATGATAGATAATGAATTTACTATTATAATAGATACGCGCGAACAAAAACCCTGGGAGTTTTCTAATCACGCTACTGCTAACCATAAGTTAGATACTGGAGACTATAGTATACAAGGACTAGAAAGCATTCTCGCTATAGAACGCAAAAGGAACATATCAGAATTCGCCAATAATATAACAGAAAGTCGTTTTACTGATGTTGTTGATAGATTAAGCAAAACTAAATACTCATTTATTCTTTTCGAGTTCGACATGAAAGATGTAATGAATTATCCCATTGGAAGCAATATACCAAAACGACTATGGAACAAAATTAGAATTAGTCCGGCCTTTATTATTAAACATATTGTGGATCTGCAAGTTGAACACAATATTAAAATTATTTTCTGTGGCGACAGCTCAAATGCTGAAAAAATAGCTTTGTCTTTAATGAGAAAAATATACAAGAAAGAAAATATCAAAGATGTATGATGATGCTTGGTTGGGATTAGGCGAACTAGATAAAATCGTTATACCAACGAACCCTATGATTCGTCGGAATAAAAAAGATATAGAAAACCCTGATCGACATTTAATCAAGCTACTTAAAGATCCTGAATACTTTGGAGCAACCTGTAAACTCCTGTTTGATATAGAGCTTCATCCTATACAGGTGGCAATATTACAAGAGTTTTGGACAAGACCATTTCCCATGTTCGTTGCTAGTCGTGGTTTCGGCAAGTCTTTTATTTTAGCATTATATGCTTTTTTGAAATGCATATTTGTTCCGGGCACTAAAATTGTTATTGTGGGCGCCGCTTTCCGACAGAGTAAAGTTATATTTGAATATATGGAAACATTATGGAGAAACAGTGCTATTATTCGTAGTATTTTTAGTGGCAATGAAGATGGTCCACGACGCGATGTTGACAGATGCACTATGAGACTAGGAACAAGTTGGGCCATTGCTATTCCATTAGGAACAGGTGAAAAGATCAGAGGTTTGCGCGCTCACATTATTATCGCGGACGAATTTGCTTCTATTAGTCCGGATATTTATGAAACGGTTGTTTCTGGCTTCGCTGCTGTTAGTGCCACACCAATACAAAACGTAAAGAAAGAAGCAAAAAAACAAGCAATGAAAGACGCAGGAATATGGAACGAAGATCTTGAAACACTAAGCCAAAGCATGGGTAATCAAGCACTAATTGCTGGAACCGCTGATTATGCTTTTAAACATTTTGCTAGTTATTGGAAACGATATAAATCTATTATAGAAAGTAGAGGAGAAAAATATAAACTAGAAGAAATTTTTAAAGGAGAAGTACCAGATAATTTTAACTGGAAAGACTATAGTATTCTTAGAATACCATATGAATTAATACCCAAAGGATTTATGGATGACAAACAAGTAGCGCGAGCAAAAGCTACCATTCATACTGGCATATACAACATGGAATACGCAGCATGTTTTACAGAAGATAGCGACGGGTTCTTCAGAAGGTCGTTAATAGAAAGTTGTGTAACAAAAGATAATAGTCCAATTATTATTGGCAATGAAAATATCGTATTTGATGCTAAGATAGTCGGAGATCCAAAATTAAAATATATTTACGGTGTGGATCCTGCTAGTGAAAAAGATAATTTTAGTATAGTTGTTTTAGAATTACATCCTTCTCATAGTCGAATAGTTTATTGTTGGACAACAAATAGAACAAATTTTAAAGAAAGACAAAAGGCTGGTCTAATATCAGATCACGACTTCTATGCGTTTTGTGCAAGAAAAATACGTAATTTAATGAAAGTATTTCCATGCGAACGCATAGGCATGGATGCTCAGGGCGGAGGTATCGCAATAGAAGAAGCTCTACATGATCCAGCAAAATTAGAAGAAGGAGAAAATCTAATATGGCCAGTTATAGAAGAAAAAAGTAAAGATACTGATGATCAAGTAGGCTTGCATATTTTAGAATTGGTTCAATTTGCCAAGGCAGACTGGACAGCACAATCTAATCATGGTTTAAGAAAAGATCTTGAAGATAAAGTTTTATTGTTCCCAAGATTTGACGAACTAAGTTTAGTTTTAGCTTTAGATCAAGAAAATAGAAATATAGAAACAGCAGATCTAACTCCTCTTTATGATACAACTAGTGAATGCGTACTAGAAATAGAAGAACTAAAAAATGAACTGACAACTATAGTAATGAGCCAAACCAGTGGATCATCCGGAGCCAGAGATAGATGGGATACTCCTGATATTAAAATGCCAAATGGTAAAAAAGGAAAACTACGAAAAGATAGATATAGCGCATTATTAATAGCAAATATGTTAGCTAGACAAATAAATAGAGCATTACAACCAGTAACTTATGATATAATAGGAACAGACGCTTCCAAATCAGTTAAAAATAATGGTCAAATGTATAAAGGTCCTACTTGGTTTACAGAAGCAGCAAATGAGGATATTTATATAGGAATACGGAAGTAGTGTGTATAATACAATTATAATCCTATTACAATACTAATAGAAAAAATATGGCCAAAAAATATCCAAAAAGCGAAGCTATTCAAGATGCTGTTTTAGCCGATTCTGAAGCATATGTTACTTGGGGGGATGACTTAAAAAGCAAACAAGACGCTCTCAAACAAACAGCAGGATGCTTAGATGAATACGGTCTTTTCAAAGCTAACGCTGGATTTAACTATCGTAGCAATGATTATTCTAATCTTTTACCCGGAGATATAAGCGGTAAACCAGGATTAACTAGACGAGGATATGATTATTTTCGTCCAGACGAAGCTGTTCCAACAGAAATAAAACAGATTATTCGTAGAGCAGATGATGTTTATCAAAGGGTTGGTCTTGTAAAGAATGTTATTGATCTTATGGCAGACTTTGCTGTTCAGGGTATTAAACCAGTTCATAAAAATAAAAGAATAGAAAGATTTTATAGAAAATGGTTTAAGAAAATTAATGGTAAAGAGAGAAGCGAAAGATTCTTAAATAATATTTATAGAGTAGCAAACGTAGTAATTAATAGACAAACAGCAAAAATTAGTTTAAAAACTGCTGATGAATTCTTTAGAGCAACAGCGGCAGCAGATACTACAGAACAAGACTCTCTCAATGTAGACGTAGAGAAAAGAGAGATACCTTGGAGATATACTTTTATAGATCCAGTTTATGTTAATGTGGCTGCTGGTCCTTTAGCATCTTTTGTTGGTCAAAAAAGATACGAGCTTTCTATCCCAGTTGGATTAAGAAAAATTATAACATCACCAAAAACAGATAATGAAAAAGCTATAATTGCTGGATTACCATCACAAATTGTAGAAGCAGCAAAAACTAAAAAACCGTATCCTTTAGACCCACAAAAAACTCTTGTATTTCATTATAAAAAAGATGATTGGCAGAGTTGGGCATTTCCTATGATCTATAGCATTATGGATGATATTACAGTTATAGAAAAGCTTAAATTAGCAGATATGGCCGCGCTAGACGGAGCAATATCAAATATTAGAATTTTTAAACTTGGTAATCTCGAACATAAAATTGCTCCAACAAAAGCAGCAGCAAGTAAACTATCAAATATTTTACAAAATAATGTTGGTGGAGGAACTTTAGATCTTGTTTGGGGTCCAGATATCGAGCTTTTAGAATCCCAAACTAACGTACATCAATTTTTAGGGGAAAATAAATACATTCCGCATATGAATAGTGTTTA